TGGAACATAACGCCAAATGCCATGAGCGTAACTGTGACAACTCTCGAACCGATCGTTGAAGGGTTCATCATCGGCTCGGCTATATCAGGTATAATCGGCACTAACATAATGGCGTACTAGGAGATATAAATGGCAACAGGCTTTCCAGCAGCAACAGGCGATGTCCTAAGCGCGGCTATGTATAACGGACTCGTAGGCTTTACGCTTAACGATCAGACCGGCACAACCTACACCCCAGTATTGACCGACCAGTATCAGGTGCTAGTAACCCGATCTAACGCATCGGCTTCGACCATGACGATCCCTACAAATGCCAGCGTAGCCTTTCCAGTTGGGACAGTAATTACAGTTCTTAACAAAGGCGCAGGAGCGGTAACGATCTCTGGCTCAGGTGGCGTAACCGTTCTATCTGCTGGAGCAACAGCAGCAAGCCCAGTCCTAAACCAGTACAAGTCATGCGCCCTAATCCAGACTTCAGCAAATAACTGGTATGTCGTGGGGGCTATTGCCTAATGCTTAACAACACGGTCGCTCTACTAGGGGGCGAAACCCCTGCGGTGGGCGATTACGAGTCTATTGCTACCGTAACTCTCGGCAGCAACCAGAACTTAATTACCTTTAGCAGTATTAGTTCTGGATATAAACACTTGCAAATTAGGTATATTTCGCGCTCCACTCGAGCGAGCGGAACAGATAGCGTATCTATTCGCTTTAACGGAGACAGTTCGGCTAATTATGCGCGACATTTCCTTTATGGAGACGGCGGTTCGGCTGGAGCGGGCGCTACAACTTCCGACACTTTATCTAACTGCGCTATCGGTTCAGGCGCATCTGCTGGGGCTTCAATGTTCGGCGCAGGGATTATAGATATTTTGGATTACACCTCAACCAATAAGAACAAAACTATTAGAACTCTAAGCGGTGCGGATATTAACGGCGCGGGTGGAGACTTACGGTTCTCTAGCGGTCTATGGTTTAAGACTCCAGAGGCTATAACTTCGATAGTTCTATACGCTCAGGGCGGCTCAGCCGACTTCGTAACCAATTCTACCTTCGCGCTTTATGGGGTCAAATAATGGCTAAAACTTATGAACCGATAGCGACTACAACACTAGGCAGCGCGGCTGCAACGACTACTTTTAGCAGCATCAGTTCTGCCTATACAGACCTAATCGTAATTATCAACGCAAAGGCTTCAACCGTTACTAATACTTATATGCAGGTAGGTAATGGGTCGGTAGATACTGGCAGCAACTATTCACGAACAGGGCTAACAGGCAACGGTTCAGCCGCTTCGTCTTATCGTGGCTCATCTCAAACCCTGTTTTATTGCGACAATAACTCAGCGCCAGACGCATCCAACTTTAACTATGTAAATACTATTCACTTAATGAATTACTCAAACACTACGACTTACAAAACTTTTCTTAACCGAGCCAATAACGCAGGTTACGGCGTAGAAGCGCAAGTTGGTCTATGGCGTAGCACTTCTGCAATTAACACGATCTTACTTGGCGTTGCCTCTGGCACTTGGGCTGTCGGTACTACCTTTACCCTATACGGAATTAAGGCGGCATAATGGCTAACACTTATGTAAAGATAGCGGAATATATTTGTGCATCTAATCAAGCAAGCATAGTTTTTAATTCTATCCCTAGCACTTATACGGATTTAATGCTTTTAATGTCTGCAAAAGATACAGGCACAGGAATTGTGTACGCAATAAAGGCTGCTTTTAACTCGCCTGGAACTACCACTTCCAAGATTCTTTACGGTGCTGGGTCAGGTTCACCAGCATCGGCTAATCAAACTTGGTTAAGAGCAGGCGGCACAGTCGGAACATTTGCCAATGCGAATAATACCTTTGCTAGTAGCACTTTTTATATTCCAAATTATGCTGGCTCAACCGCAAAGTCTGGTTCATCTGATGAAGTTACTGAAGCAAATCAAACTGACTCATATCAGGTTATTTCGGCAACTTTAGACACAAAAACTTCAGCGATTTCTTCAATTACTTTAACCACTGAAAGCGGCGGTTCTTTCGTTACTTATTCAACTTTTTACCTCTACGGCATATCTAAATCATAGGAGACAAAATGGCAGACACAAAGATCATCGTAAACTGCGAGACAGGCGAAGTCTCTGAAGTAGAACTTACAGCCGAGGAAATCAAGCAGCGCGAGGCAGATGCTATCGCTTACGCAAAGGCGAAGGCAGATGAGGAGCAAGCAGCAGCCGAGAAGGCTGAGGCTAAGGCTGCTATTGCAGATCGCTTAGGATTAACAGCAGATGAACTGGCAACGCTGTTGGCATGAAGCCAAGAATAAGCAAAGCTGCGCTTCAACTTCGTGAACAGTTCGATGACTGCTTCGGCGATCGTGATCGTGCCTCGGACGGCCTCATCGGCGCTAGTTGGCACGCAGCTCGTAAGTCTGACCATAATCCAGATGAGCAGGGCTGGGTTCGTGCCATTGACATTGACCGCGATTTATCCGGCAGACCTAAACCTGACCTCATGCCCGATGTGGCAGATCAACTTCGTATCTTGGCAAAGACTGATCGCCGTATCTCGTATCTCATCTTTGACGGCAAAATCGCCAGCGCTCGAAGTCTCTGGCGTTGGAGAAAATATAAGGGGATTAATCAGCACCGCACTCATCTCCATTGTTCTTTCACTCGCAAAGGTGATCAAGATGGTTCGTTCTTTCAAGTACCGCTATTAGGAGGCACAGCATGAACATGAAAAATCCACTCGTACTAACAGCAGGAGCGTTCCTGTCTGCTTGGGCAGCTTCTAACTTTGCAGCAGATTACCGCTCGATTCTCTGGGCTGTACTAGCTGGGGTCTTTGGATATGCGACACCTAAACGATGAGCGCACAGGACTACGCTGCTATTGCAGTAGCGATCGTGACGGTTCTGGGTGGTGTTACTGCGATGCTCAGTTTCTTGGTTCGTCACTATTTAGCGGAATTGAAACCAAATAGCGGCTCATCTATGAAAGATGCTGTAAATCGTTTAGAGACACGCGTGGATAAAATCTACGAAATCCTATGCGATAAGTCACAATAAGACCATGGCGCGTAAAAAGGCTATCGACTTAGAGGCATACTCTATGCTCGATCAGTACTGCATTGGGCTAAATGAGTATTACAAATCGCTTAGACGAGCAGGGTTCGATGTTGAGACTGCGCTTTGCATCTTGCTAGAACCTGCTACTTACCCGGCAACGATCCTTCCTGCACCTAACTGGCTGCCACAACTTCCCGGCCGTATCCCTTATGACGATGACGATGACGAGGATTAAGAATGAAAAGAACTGTAATCGTTCCCGATCTACAAGTTCCATATCATGACGAAGTTGCTGTCCGCAATGTTGCAAGTTTTATTAAGGCGTACCGTCCAGATAGCGTTATTACATTGGGAGATGAAATCGATCTCCCACAGATCAGCCGATGGACAGAAGGTACGCCGGGCTGGTACGAACAGACACTAGCTGAGGATCGAGACCTAGCAGTAGAAGTTCTTTGGTCTTTGGTCGAGCATTCTAAAGAAGCCCACATGATCCGTTCTAATCACACAGATCGTCTTTACAATGTAATCATGAAAAAGATCCCAGCATTCTTGGCATTGCCAGAGTTACGCTTTGAGCGCTTTATGCGTTTAGATGAACTAGGAATTACTTATCACAAGAAGCCTTACGCCTTTGCTAAGGGCTGGGTAGCAGTTCATGGTGATGAGCAGGGCATCAACCCTAACGCGGGTCTTACAGCCCTTGGAGCGGCTCGTAGGCATGGTTTGAGCGTGGTCTGCGGTCACACTCACAGAGCGGGCGTATCAGCCTTTACAGAGGCTTCAGGGGGCAAAATAGGGCGCATTCTGCGTGGCGTAGAAGGCGGGCATCTGATGGATATTCGCAAGGCAGGCTACACCAAGGGAACTATGAACTGGCAGCAAGCCTTTATTATCGTTGAGGATAGCCAAGTAACACTTATTAACTTAGAAAAGGACGGCACTTTCGTAGTTGCGGGGCGGCGCTATGGACGATCTAGATAACGACATCAAGCACACGATCGATGATGCTATGGACAACGGAGAATTGTTACCGTTTCGTAATCAACACACCGTCATTTAGTCAGATATTTATGCAACACTTATGCCAAGAAGGTGCGAAGGGCGCACTAGAAGGGCAGTAAATGAACGCAGATATAGCAATTACTTTATCTATAGCAGTAGGAATGATCATCGGCTTTGGCTTTGGTTATGGCATTGGCTTTGGTTTTGGCGTTGCCGCTGGCTTTGGCTTAAAGTCAATAAACAATATCGTAATTTAAAAAATAGACGGCATTTTAACAGGAATTTACAATGTAAAAAAAAATATAGCTAAAGGGTTTATTTTAAACAAAGATATGACTATTACGTATTGTTACATTGTAAAAAACGAAAGGTATTTTTCT